GGAGTTATCCACAAAACTATGCATTTTCTAAACGCCTTCCGAAAGCTAGAGAAACGAAACGGGATTAGGCAACCGTCATCCAGCTAGGTGGATTGGCCGAGTAGGTTGGCTTGGCAGTGACCGACACGGTGATCGCTTCTTCGAGCGCTTCATTGCGCGAGAAGCTGGCGATACGAAACGTGGCTCGCAGTCCTTGAGATCCGGTGCTGCCCGCTCCGGTGATCAGTCCATCCATCACGGCGAATTCCACCGTGTTGTTGTTCAGAAATGCATCGCGAACGGCACCGAAGTCTGAGTCGGCTGTATCCCAAACCATCTCAAATTCCAGCGAAGCGTCCTTGAGGGTGCCGACGGTCGCTCGCCAGCCGTTATTTCCGCGGGTTGATACATCGGCCTCTCCTGTTTCCAGGTTCAGCGTCAAATCTCGAACGTTACCGACGAGGTCCCACGTGGGAGCCGCGTACGTCCCGGCGTTACGGTAAAGCTTTGCATCAAGTCCAAGTTTGGCTGGCATATTTGTTACTCCTTAACGAACGCTGTTGGCCCACATCGGGGGTAATCGATCTTTGACTTTGTCTAGCGCTGGACCCATGAAGGGTCGCTTTGGGTATTGTTCCTTGCGAAACCTACCTCCGAATTCATGTGCTTTACCGGCAGTGCCGACCACCGAGATGTCTGGTCCGATGGTTGCGATCCCTCTTTGCTTGTCGATCGCATAAACGATCGCACGCTTGAGTTGTCCTTTGCGAGTATTTGGAGGCGTACCTGGCATTGAAGCGGTCTGCCGACGTTTGATCGAGCGACGAGCAACCAAGCGAATCGATGCAGCAGCATGGCCAAGGCTCTTGAAGTTGCCTTGCTGAGCCTTCCGCTTGACTTTGTCGAATGACTTTTTGGTGGTGACTTTAGCTGCGATCATGGTTGTCCTTACGGTGCGGTGAATCCTTGTGCATTGACGTAGACCGCAGCACCAGTGGTGATGCACGCAAAGTTAAGAGCCGTGTTGGCAGTCGTCTTGAGTGGATTTTCAAAAATGATCTCAGCCATCGGAGCGTTAGCACTCAGGTGGCCTCGCCAGATGATCGTTGCTCCGTCTTTGAGGACGACTTCCGTTGCGACTGCCGAGTTGTTCGAGAGTTGCATCGAATTGATGTATCGCCTAAGACCGGCTCCGGCTGCGGCAGACAAAACTGCATCGGTTGTATTGATCACTCCACCAGCGACAGCGGCATAGGACCATTCGAGTTCGGGAATTTGCCACGGTCGCGTTACGAGCACCCCTTGCAGTGTGGAAACTAGATCGGCAACATCGCCGGAGGCAACGCTTGCATAGGCTGCCGTCTGGGCTCGACCGGCAACACGCACGGGATTGCCGGTAACCACAGCATCGTGGGCCGCTTGGCCAGCAACGTTAGCTGTGACAGTTCCGATGTTGGTTGTGGTTGCAGTCGCTCCGGTGAGGATCACACCTAAGCTTTGTCCAATGACTGTTTGGCCTCGACCCGCGGTCACCTCCGCAGTCAGCTCCGCATAATCCTGGCAATTGATGAACTGGGACTGGAAGGAAATCGCTGCGGGTGCAGCTGCAAGAGCGATCTGTCCTGAACCAGTGACATAGGCACCACCGAAAACGGTCCCCGTCAGATCAATCGTGTTCGCATCGACCACCGAAGCCGAGTAATTTCCTCGAAGGGTTGCGCTATTGTTGGTGATTCCACTTAAATGATCGACCCAGATCGTTGGAGTTCCGGTGTATCCGTGAGCAGTTGAGGTCAGTCGAATGACATTGCCAGGACCAGCGACTGCGTTGGATACCGCTCTGAACGCTTGGTGGTTCATCGATCGGATGCGGATCTTGTAAACCGCGGTCGGATCTGGAATCTGCTGATGCCGCACATACGAGTTCGAGCGTCCACCGGTCGAATCCATCGCGCGCGAGTGGAAATAGCACTCGTCTGAAAACGGTTCGAGTTCGAGAATCGAATAGGTAGCTGTCGACAGGATGGCGGAGGCTGCCGATGCAATGGGAGCCAATCCGCCATTTTGGACGCTGTAGACCATATTGGTCACAGTCGTGTTGGCAGCACCCCCGATGTCCATGCTAAGACTGTGCTTCCCATCTGGAATCCCGGTGACCGGGTCGACCGATACGGCTTCAATAATGTGGTGGTTGTTGGCTTGACGAGTCCCCCCGGACTGCACCGCGATCATGGCCCGAAAGGGAATGGTGAACGTTTCCTTCGAGAGCAGCTCTGCGAAACCTCCGGCCGTGGTTCCCGAGTTGATTGTTAGAACACCACCAGAGACGCTAGCAGTAGAGCCCAAGCCGGTAGTCAGGTCCCAAAGATCGGTGAGTGTCCGAGTCCACGAATCCCGGAACTTCTTCTGGATCGACTTCACCTTGAACATATCGTCGCTATCGTCCAGGCCCGGGATGTCGCGAGTGACACCTCGAGAGCTGGTAAACTGCAACCGATAAGGTCCAACATCACCTGTGGTCATCGGTTATCTCCAGAGACGATAGGTTAGGGTTACGACGCTTGTGAATTGCATCATGGTTTCCAGATGGTCTGGGGCGTAAATCTGGCTGTTCTCGACGCTGATGAACCGAGCACCTGGGTAACTTGCCAGTGGATTTGCTCGGAAATAGTCACTGATCTGTTCAACCAAGAGGATCAGGGCATCGATGGTTGCGATCTCGTTTTTGGTTTTCTTTTGGATCCCGACATCGATCTGGTAATCGAAGTTGTCTCTGGTGCGATCTAGCGAGGAAGTGCTAAGCCCTTTGGGTACGACCGATACCTTCAAATCCGACATTGTCTTTAGGTCGTAGATGGGCAAATACAGCCGCTGAGCGGTAAACGGCTGGCTGAAGCTATTGCCGTTTAGCTCTGCGGTGATTGCATCTGCGATCGCGACGATATTTGCGGGCATCAGGCGATTCCGATTTCCTTGGTGTGGATTCGATACAGGCTGCGATGAGGATCCGACCAGCGCCAGGCTGGTTCTCCCCCTGGAGCGTTTACTTCATAGGTATAGACTTTGGTGCCAACGGTCTCGAGGATCGTGTCACCACGCTCGGGGGTGATTGCCGATCCGGCGATAATCAAATCCAAAGGAGCGATGAGAAAGTCACGATCGGTCCATTGCATCCGGATCCCACCGTAACCGTCATCAAGTTTCATCAGCGTCCGGCCGATCGTGGCCGAGACGCTCGCTTGGTTTGCACCTCGCACATAAACCACAGTGCTAGATGCATGCGATTTGAGCTTGCTTGCAAGCCACTGCTGGCCAGCGCGAAGTAGATCGACCATCGTTCGCCCCCTTACGATTTGTTCGTTGGGGGCTGATTGTTTTGTTCCAAAAGCTTTAGCAGGTTTTGATACTGTTCCATCAGCTTCTTGAATTGCTCCTCATCGAGCACTGCGTTTCCACGCTGCTTCCTGGCATTTCGGATCGCTTGAAGCACAACCGGCAGACCATATTGGAGCGCTAAGAGAATCGCGATGCTCGAACCTGCCGACGTTGCAACTAAGGTAGATGTGCTCCACATATATTGCTCTTTAATTCGGTCGGTGATTCGGTCAGTGATGATGCCGGAGTCTTCAGGATTCTTGGGTGTAGGTCTTAGTTTTGGTCGATCGACAATCGAATCGATCAGATCGTCCTGGGTGTCTGACTTGGCGAGAAGCCCGAGTGGGACCTGCATCGGCTCTCCGTAGATCGTCGATGGAACCTGGACGATTTCCTGACTTTCTTCGGCTTGGCAGCTCACTTCGCGAGCACCCGCAGGAAGTCCTTCGAGGGTTGCAGGAAGCTTGCCTCGCATCGCACTCAGAAGAAACGGAGTCGATTGCCCCAAGCCTTCACCACCTCCGGCCCAGGTAAGAAGCCCCACCACGCGTGGTCCCTCGTCGGTATAGTCGATGATGCTCGAACCGCTACGACCTCCGATGGCTTCCGGCTTCCAAGAAAGGATTTGTCCCTCCTTGCGATTGAGCCGTAGAACCTGCAGGCTTGGCCACTCACACCTTGGGCTTCCGAAGGTCGTCACCGACGATTGGTCGCTCGGGTAACGATCGGCTAGAGGAATTGGATCGACATCTTTGGCGAAATCTCCGCTGCACTTTAGGAGAGCAAAGTCCACGCTGGTTCCACGACCGTACCCCGAAGCGATGATCGCGGCATTTCCTCGTTCGCTCGCTCCATTCGTGTTCCATCGTTCGACGTTGACCACACGACCACGCTTGGTGCCAGCCACATGGGCATTGGTAAGGACGATTGCATTGCCTTCGGCCGTACGGCCAACGACGGTACCGCTCCCGCACACGTTGCTCACCGTTACTCGGACCGTTGCTCGAATGACCTGATCAAAACGATCAAGACTCTGAGCCTGAGTCCTAAACCCCGATCGCGACGTCTCGAAGGTCAGGCTTTCTTTCAGCGGATCCAGAACGATCGTACTGGGGGCGGTTTGTAAAATCGGGCAATTGCCATCAGGGCAGTTCCGATCTTGGGCAAAAACGACGCTGCCAAACGATGCAGCGATCAAAACAGCGAGTGCAAACAGGTTGCTTTTCATAGTGATCCCTTCGATGAAATGGAAACGAGATGGTGGTGTGAAACGCCGGCCAAATCACGCGTTATTGACTTAGCCGCATCCGAACGGTCGTATCTGCGGAAGCAGCTGCTCGGACCACTTTGCCAATGGATTTGTTGCCCGCCGAAGTCGTGGTCACAACGTTGTTGGTGTCGTCCCAGTACAAGATGGTGCCGACCGTGAAGGCGACGCCGGTGTTCTTGTTGAAATCAAAGACACCGTCGACTGCCAGCGAGCCGACTTCCCCGGCTGCCAGGGGGCGAACTGTAACGCCAACCAGATCCCCTTGGACAACCACATCCCCAGATGCCAAAGCGCTAACCGGGGTGTGATCGATGTAATGACCTTCTTGAATGAACGTTGCTTGTGGCATGGTGAGCTAAACCTCAACTGATGGATCGAATGAAACTTGGAAAGATGTGCTGGGCGAGGCTTATGCTTCGCCCTTGCACTTGATGGCTGCACGTGGATCTTGAAGTGCGACACCGAAGTCGTGGTAACCACGCATCTGAACGCCCAGCACGTTGAAGTCCGCATCGGCCGTTTCGATGGTCGGAGCTTCTTGACCGTTGAGGAACGCTACCTCGATCAGAGGCAGGTCGTTTGGATCGGTCATCAGGTACCAAGCCTTCGATGAGTTGCCGGTATAGAGAGCGTTGGCCAGGTACCGGCTGACTTCCACACGGAACTTGCCGACGTGCGGGTTGGTGATCGGAACACGAGCATTGGCCGTGCTATCACGCATCTCCAGCGACTTGTAGAGTTGCGATCCGATCGCCGACAATGCGGTTGGCACGAGCATGATCGCAGGCATCGTCCCGATCGGCTTGCCGTCGGAATCGACCAGGTCGTAGTAGGCAACTTCGGCCTTGGTCAATCCATCAATGGAGAGGACCGTGTCGGTACCGGTCAGGAAGTTCTTGTTACCTGCGGTAAAGAACGCACTGTTGTTCATGAAGATCGTCCAGAATACGTCATTGATCTTCAGGCCCGAGCCACGACCGAGTTTTCTTGGCACCGTGGTGATCGCCCCCAGGTCGTCATTGATGATGTCTCGTCTGTCGACGGCCATCATCAAGCCGTAGGTGTCGGCTCGGTTGGTGTAACTCTCGTTACCAAGGTTCCCATGCTTGAGCTCACCACCCGGAGCGACCAATTCGTATTGGTCCTTCCCGATCAGTCGGTAGCTCGTCACGGTCTTGAAGTCCGAAACGTTGCGCACCGCACAGATGTTTCGCCACGTTCGCTCAACGCTGAAGAAACCATCGAGCAGGAATTTATTGGCTACGTTCGAGAGAATGCCACCGATGTCGATGTTGCTTACCGAGCTGGCTTCAATGGAGTTGCCAAAGGCCGCTCGCATCACCGCCCGATGGTCTCGGAAGTTTCGACCCGAGTAACCATTCGCCCAAGCTGCTTCGAGCAGCAACTCCTGGAGACCAATGCCCCCTCGGAATCGACGTGCTGCCAATTCGAGCGAAGGCTCGTCGGCGATCTCCTCGACATTCGAGAGATTGGCTGCGAGGTAACAAGCCGCTTCCAAGACCGGAGCGTTGATGGTGTTTTGCTGGACGTGGATCGCGGGAACTGCAGGTCGACTAGCTCGGATCTTCTCAAGTTCCGCCTTCTCCAGGTTCCAGCCTTCGCGAATTGCACGGGCTTCCAGTTGAGGAAGAGCACCGTTGTAGATTCGACGAATCCCAGCGATCCGTTCAAGTTCACTTGCATGCGCTGTTCGCATGGCTTCAATAGCCGCAGTGACTTCCGTTTGCGTTGTCACGGGTTCTGGGGTTGTCTGGTTAGGAACAACGGGAGTGGTTGGAGTTGGATTGGCATCGTCTTGAACTGGGGTTTGCGGATCGTCCATGTTTGGTTCTCCAGAGTTTGAAGATGCCTGAGCTGCGACACTCGCGCTGGTTGCTCCGTCGGCACCAAGGTCTACAAAGCTGATTTCACCAAGGGAGGACTTGCGAACGACGTTCACCGGTCCGCTGTATTGCGTTCCGTTGACGGTTACCTTTTGACCTTCTTTGACGAATTCGAATTCATCCACACCGGCACCCACTGAGGCTTGCCAGGGGAATCCGTTCTTGGAACTGACCACCACCTCACGTGCTGCGGGGGTATCCCGCGAGACAACGCCAGTGGCGATCAGTTGGCCGCTTTCGACTCGGATCGCATCGGTGTGCCCGACACCCGATAGAGGATCGTGTCCAAATCGAATCGGTCTGGATTGCGAAGGGATCGACATACCGGCCAGATCGATGATCACAGGGTAGCGCCAACCCGATACACGCATTGGGCCACCGGTGTAGGCGACCATGCGGAACTTGGGCAGCGCTGCCGGAGTGGAACCATCGGCAGAGGCATCGATGTCGAACACCGCAGTTGCCGAGATACTCAGTTGGCTTTGGGTTTGCTGGGGTTTAAGCGTCATCGGCTGGGACTTCCTCGTCTTGGACATCGGTAGTTTCCTGATTGGTGGTGGGAGTAACCGTCTCGGTAGCTAGACCAAGCTCCGACATGAGTGCGATTTCCTTCGCCCGTTGGCGAAGTTGTGTTTCCCAGTCTTGACCTCGCTTGGCGTATTCATCCGCCAGCGTTGTGGTGTGACTGGTTAAGCGTGTGGCTTGCGCCGATGCTTCCTTCGCGGGATCGACGTGTTCGTGCCCATCCCAGAACCATTGGTGTGGCCACTGAGCAAAGGGACCAAGTCCCGTTGGAAGCAAGTCCGGCAAGAGAGCGGCTTCGTCGAGCCAAGCAGCGAGAATACGATCGAGAACCGATCGTTCGAGGTGTGATTGCTCGACTCGGATTGCCTTGTAATAGGTTTGGTGATCTAGCCGACCTGAGGCGTAGTTGTAGCCCGAGCTGTTACCGGCTGCGACATTGAACGGCATGTTCAAACAGCGAGCGATTTCATTGAGTAACTCATGTTTGAACTCACCATAAGTTGTCGATGGTTGTTCGGCCTGCATCTGAGCCATCTTCCAACCACCAGGCATCGTTACCAAGGCTCGCTTTTCGAGCTCGATCGGTTCGAATGGCTCAGCCGCATCGGCTTCACCGTTGGCTGGAGCATCGGTGTAGAGGATCCCTGCGAAGTCGGCTGCGGTCTCTGCAGCAGCAAGTACTGCCAAAGTGAATCGGCGAAGTTGTGCAAACAGGGGAAGTGCCGGCATGATGTCCGGAATGCCACGGGTTTGACCTGGGCGATCGGCTCGGAACCAATGAAGAACACTCGAAGCGGGGATCCGTTCGTAGTCGCTGCGGGCCGAGTAAAAACTATCGCCTGGGTGATTGCGGAGAATGTGGTATTCGATCGGGTTACCGGAACCATCAAATACGATCCCATCCACGGCGATGGTGGAAAGTCTGTCGAGATCGGGCGTCGTGACCTGGTCTGCCTCGATGAGGCGGAGGTCAAGCTGGACCTCCGTGTTGAGGCGAGGATTGTTCGTTAGGACTGCGAAAGATTCGCCATCCGTGGCGCGAGCCATCCGCATCGTGCGGAGTTTCTCAGCAAGATGCACCGAGCGGGCCCAATGCATAAAGGCCTGCTCGATGCGACGATTGGCTTCAGAGTCGCCAGTGAGCATTTGCAACCGGGGGCCGGTACCGACGACGTCATGCGCGAGGGTCAGGACGATCCCTCGGGCATACGAGTTGTTGGCCGTTTCATACC